GAGGGTTTAACCAGCCCTTTATCATCTTCTAACTCTTCCTTCTCTAAGTATAAACGATTTCTTGGTGTAGATGTTGCTCGTATGGGGAAAGATGAAAGCGTATTATTTGCAGTAGAAGACAGAGTAGGGGTAGGTTGGGAAATAGACAAGAAGATATTTACCAAGCAATTATTAACAGAGACTACAGAGGACATATTAGTTATGGATAGGGCTTACGATTTTAAACAGATATTTATAGATGATGGTGGGTTAGGTGTTGGTGTGTACGACCCGTTACTTGTTCACTCTCAGACAAAGAGGAAAGTAGTAGCTATTAATAATGCTAGTCGGAGTATATCTAGAGACGGAGATAGGAAGAAGAGATTACTCAAAGAGGATTTATACAACAATCTTAAAGTGATGATGGAACAGGGGAAAGTTAAGCTCAAAGAGTGTAATGATACATATCAATCATTAAAATCTATTCAAGCAGAGTATTCTGGTGGGAAATTACGTCTTTTTGGCAATTATTCCCATATTTGCGAGTCAATTATACGTGCTTTCTGGGGTTTTCGTACGAAAAGTTTAAATATTTACATATTTTAGTACTTTTTATGGCTGATACTGGCATTTTTTGTACGACTGCTGAGGTCGAAAGGAAAGCGGGAGCTAATTGTTCAGCAACTTCTAAAGCGGAAGCTTACACCAATGATTATGTAACACAAGCAGAGAGTTTAATTAACGCAGTGTGCAGATATAATTTTAGTGATAATTATTCCGGTCTTAACGCAGACGTTAAGGGATTATTAAAAGAAGCGGCGAGCAATCTTGCAGCGATATACGTTATATCTTACGATATGAGTGGGTTCACTTCACGGATTGAAGCGGAAGATATGATTAACATTTTACGAGACGCAGCATTAAGAGCATTATCATTATTAAGAGATAAGAAAGTAACCGACTTCATAAGCGGTGCTTAAAATGGTTCACGATTTCGTAAAGTTCCCCGAACTGACAAATCAACAAATGGGGATATATTATTTCCAATCACCACACAGGCAAATACTCGAAAGTTTTAAAGGAGAGTGTGTCCGTGTGATTGACGGGGACACCATTATGGTGCGGTGGTACGGGAGAAACTTCGATTTCCCTGTGCGGTTTAACAACATTAACGCACCCGAAATGAGTGAGGGCGGGAAAGAAGCTAAGAGCTGGCTTAAGAACAGGATTGAGGGTCAGACTATAGATGTTTTAGTAGACCCAAAAAAGAGGGTCGGGAAGTATGGTCGGCTTTTAGGCACTATCTTACACAACGGAATGAGTCTCGGACAAGAGATGATACAACTAAGTTTAGCAAATGTGTTCGGTAGGGATATGGAAGGGTCAATACCCGACTCGACCAAACAGATACCAAATATAAATACACTATTACCGGAGATAAAATGACTTTAAATATGCCACAATTATTGAACACTTTCCCCACGTCAGCGGCAGCGGGAGAGGGATTTGAAAGTCAATACGTAGAGAAGTTCTTTTTAGAAGCCGAGGGAATTGTTCCTATTGGTTCTATAGTTCCTTGGCTTAAATCTTTTACAGGAGTTCCGGCTTTATCCGCTACTACTCTGTTTGTCGAGTGTAACGGACAGGTGCTTAATGATCCCGCCAGTTTATTAGATGGGCAGACAATTCCGGATTTAAATGGTGGCAATAAATGGGTTCGGGGAAACGCTACTTCGGGTGGAACAGGCGGTTCAGCGGGGACGACACAATTAGTTATTCCCCCCGGTGATATGATTGGCGGCGGCGGTGGTTGGGGTAATTGGGCAGATGGTAATGAATCCGCAAGATTTCCCCCCTACTATGATGTGGTGTGGATTATGAGAGTTAAATAAATAGAGGTTAAAAAAATGCCAGAAACAGATATAGGAAGTGCCGATTATGGAGATTTTAAAAACACTATTACAGATTGGTCTGTAACTGCTACAAGCACAGACGGACCACAAGACCAAAAAGAAACAACTTACGATAATGTCTACTGGACTGAGTATTTAGGATATTATAAAACTATCCCCGAACTAGCAGCGGCTATCGACGCTAAAGCTACGTGGACGATCGGGAAAGGGTTCAAAGCAGATGACCCAACTACACTTAAATTATCTATAATTAAGGGTTGGGGTAAGGATAGTTTTAATACTATACTGGAGAATTTGGTTCGTACTTATCATATTGGCGGAGACGCTTTCGCTGAGATTATTAGGGATAAGAAAGGAAAGTTTATCAATCTTAAACCGCTATCTCCTGAGAACATTAGGATAGTAGCAAACAGGCAAGGGGTTGTTATTCGGTACGAACAGATTAACAGGAGTAAGGGAAATGTTTTCAAGAGTTGGAAACCCGAGCAAATGTTACACTTAGCACGGAATAGGGTAGCAGACGAAATTCACGGAGTAAGTATTATACCAGCAGTTGAAGAAATAATTAAAATGCGTCAGGAAGCTATGGCGGATTATAAGAAGCTTTTACACCGAAACATTTTTCCAGTTAAGATATTTCACTTAGATACAGATGACACGACGAAGATTGCGGCGTTTAAAGTTAAAGCTGATAAGGCTCACACACAAGGCGAGAATATGTATATTCCTAAGGGAGCGGTGGAAATAGAGAATAGTGCAATTGCACCAAACTCTACTTTAAATCCTCTTCCGTGGATACAGCAATTAAACCAGTATTTCTTTCAAGCGACAGGAGTTCCGCAGATTATCGTCGGTGGTGCTCAGGAGATAACTGAAGCTAGTGCAAAGATTGCTTACTTAGCATTTGAGCAAGTAATAGAGGAAGAGCAGCTTTTCGTTGAGGAGCAAGTATTAGCACAACTTAATTTAGAAATAGATTTAAGTTTTCCAGCAAGTTTACAGAATGAATTATTAAGCGATAATCGTAAAGCGGAGACTATGCAAGCAAGCACTCCGGAAGATACTTCCGTTGACCCCGAGCAAACAGGGGTTAGTCCGGCTGAGGGGGTGCAGTAAATGGCTTACAAAAGAACAAGAAGAAGAAATCCTGCGGACGTAAGAGCGGGAATTAAAGCGGAAAATGTTTCAGTTTATAAGAAACCTAAAGCTAAGAAGAAATCTTCACCAAAGAAAAAGTCACCATTAGCAGGAACTCCGTTCGATCCTAAAACGCCGTTCGGTAAGCAATTACCGAAAGAAGCGCAGAAAGCGCCTGGATCTCCTAAAGTTCCGGTTCCGATTTCGGTTCCCGGACAGAAGCAAAGCTTTCCGACTTCGATACCCACTAGTCGGGGCGGTGGCGGATCCCGACAGGGACCAACCGCACCTTTGGGCGGAACAGCTTTCGATCCAAACCAAGCTTTCGGTGCCGAGATCCCAACTTCTATCCCGGATCAACCAACACAACCGCCACAATTTGGCGCAGGAGTAGGTTTTGATAGTCCAATATTACGAGGGTTTAGTCAAGACGCTACAACTATGGAAAAATTACAGGCGGGTTTAGATGTTGCTGGCGGTGGTTTTGCTACTAAGGGCGGGCAACTTACAAACAAATTCGTTCGGCAAGTTTGGAAACAGAAAGCAGCACAAAAAGTTTTAAACAATTTAGAAGCAAGCACAGCTAAGTATTTATCTAAAGAGGGTTATGAAGAATTAGTACAATTTGCTTTAAGAGAAATGGGCGAAGAGTTAGGAGAGAAAGGCGCTCAACAAGTAGGTAGAGCTGCTGTTAATTCTAAGACTGCCAAAATTTCAATTAATTATTTGAAAGAATTAGCTAAGGTTGCACGAAGTCCGAAAGCAGTATTCTATATGGCTCTTGCTGCAATCACAACAGCAGTTGGAACAGCCTCTTTTTCAAAAGTTATGAACCCGAACGTTAAAGGAGATGTTCCATTTCCATATATGCAAGCTTTAAGTGCAGCAGTTGACGCTGATGATTTAGAAGAAGCTCAGAGAATTAGAGATGCACTTAATGATTCTGGGAAAGTAATAGAAAGTTATGATGGAGTTTTAGGAGATTATAGTCCTTGGAAGTACGGCAAAGGTGAATATAAAAAGTTTGACGGGAATATTGAGTCTGCCGATAGCATAGTAAAGTCTTTGGAGACTCGGTTAAAGAATGAAGCTGAAGAAGCAGCAGAAAGAGAAGCAAGAGATTTAATGTTTGCAGAACAGAAAGAAGCAGAAAGACAACACGATTTAGAAATGTCTCAATTAATGGACGACTATCTATCTAAGAAGATTGCGGCTGAAGAAGCAAACGATTTAAGAGATGCTAGGAATTGGGATAGGAAAATAAGAAAAGAACAAAAAGAGTGGGACAGGAGACAGAAAGAAATTGCTGAAAGAGACGAACTTTTAAGACAGCAGAGGTTAGCAGAATTTGACGCTAAGATGAAAGAGTTTAACAGACAGCAAAAAATCTTTATGGAGAACTGGACTAAGAGACAAAAGTTTTACCAAGAGCAGAGAGGATCTAATCTAGGATTTGGGTTGTTCAGATGATAGCCTACGAATCCCTAATCGATACAGGAATACTCGGGGTAGTATTAGCGTGGTTTATGTTTCGTATGGAAACAAAGATGAAAGAAAACACGATCGCATTTAACGAACTAGTAGTATTTTTAAAAACTAAAAGGAGATGAGGAGAATGGAAAATGAAGAAATGCCAAAAGAAGAAGTTAAAGAAGAAGAAGTACATAAAGAAGATGTTGACCAAAGAAAGCCTCTGGAAGAAGCTAAAGAAGTTCTTTCAGCGTTAGAGAAGCAAAACGCAATTATGAAAGAAAATCTTGCTCGTGCTGAGGAGTTAGCAGCGACTAATTTAGTTAGTGGTGGCGGTCTTGCTGGACAAGTGCCTAAAACTGAAACTAAAGACGAGAAAGTAGAGAGAGAAGCTAAAGAGATTATGGCTAGTGCTGGCGTGGATTTATAAAAATGGTCTATTTGGTTGAGAAAGAATGTGTTAAATGCAATCAGAAAAGACGCTTTATGCCAGACTCTGAAAGGGACGAACTCTCTATATGTGGTCACTGCTGGGATTGGGGAAAAGAGAAAAAAAGATAGAAAAATTTAAGTATATTCTTATTTTGCTAGCATATAGGTGAATATATATGGCAAATGAAGCAGTAATTATTGAGCTGTTAGGTAATGGTGGAGACCCGATTAGGTTTACTATTGCAGACGGCTCAGCTGGAACAAATATAGAAAAAGGAACTATGATGAAATTGTCTGGTGATAGGACAGTGGCGGCAAGCAGTGCAGACGGCGAGTTAATGGTCGGTATTCTTGCAGCAGAGAAAGTAGGGGGAGACGGAAGCACAACCGTAGCAGTATATACAAATGGTATTTTTGATATGACTGTAGACGGTAGTAATAC